ACTTAATTAAACAATCTATAAATAAAGTAAATGAAATGCTACAACTTAACAGAGATTTAGATTGCGATATTCAATTTGGTAAAGATTATTCGCAAATTCACTAAATGTATGGTATAATAATGTACCCAAACACAATATATGGAGAAACAAATGGGATTAAAACGTAAATCACCAGTTCAAGAATCTACCAACTCTAATGTTGAGTATTCTAATCTTGAGGCAGGAGAACATGAAGGACGTCTTGTGTATGTGGCTGATCTTGGCTTGCAACGTAGGATTTTTAAAGGTGAAGAAAAAACACCAGCTCAGCAAATTAGCTTAGGAATTGAGATTGTAGGCAGTTCTGTAGTTGTTGATGGTGTAGAGAAGCCTAGATTTATTTGGACTAGTCCTTTCAACATCTTTCAAACCTTAAATGAAAGAGGCTTAGAGCTTAAATACTACAAGGTCTTTAATCCGTCTGCCCAAGAAGGTCAGGTAGCTGATTGGGATTCAGTTATGGGTATGCCTTGTAATGTCATCATTAAGCACGAGACAGTTGGTGACAGGACTTATGACAACATTGACTACTTAACGCCTATTCCAGCTAAGTATCAAGACGCTGTAGCTCCTGCTCGTATTACTGAGATGGCTATTGGTGACTGTGATGATGAGAACAATGTAGCTCAAAAAGCTATGTTTGGTCTAGCACGTCATGTATTTGATAAGCGTATCGGAGCAGAGTCTAGCCCAAAGCTGGAAGTAGTACAGCCTGAAGCTGACGCAGATCTTGATGACAACATTCCTTTCTAAAGGTGAAGTTGCTCATCGATGGTGATCCTATTGTTTACAGGATAGGATTTGCTAGTCAAAATAAGGATAAGGAGACAGGATTGGTTACGGCTGATCCTGAATCCCATGCTTTACACTCCTGTAAAATCTTCATAAACAATATGCTCAAAGATACTGAAGCCAGTAGCTATAAGATATTTCTTACTGGCAAAGGTAACTATCGCTATAAAGTTCGTGAGGATTATAAAGCTAACCGCAAAGGTGCTGTGAAGCCAGTGCATTACTCTGTGATAAGAGATTACTTAGAGTCTAGATACAAAGCGCAAGTTGTTACTGGCATGGAAGCAGATGATGCTTTAGCACTAGAGCAAACAGATAACACTGCTATCGCTACTATTGATAAAGATTTACTAATGGTAGCTGGTAAGCACTATAACTATGTAAAGCAAACTTGGACTACTGTAACGCCAGAGGAAGGCACACGTCATTTTTATAAACAAATGATTACTGGTGATCGAGTAGATAACATTGTTGGTATCAAAGGCATGGGCGAGAAGAAAGCAAATAAGTTATTAGATGCTACTGATCGAGATGCTTGGGATGAAACAATAATTCAACTATACATTGATCACTTTGGGAAGGAAGGTTTCCAACGATGTGTAGAGAATACACAACTACTATGGATGCTACAACGTGGTGTAGACATGCCAATGGATTTCTCATGAAGCCTAAGAAAAATAAAAAGAAAAGTTATTATCGTTCTGGTTTAGAAAAAGCTCTTGCAGAAAGATTACCAAAAGAGTTTGAGTATGAACCTTTTGCAGTACCTTACGTTACACATCGTAAGTATACTCCTGACTTTGTTTGTGGCTCTTGCTTGATAGAAGCAAAAGGATTCTTTAGAGCAGGTGACACAATGAAGTACAAAGCCATACGAGACAGTATAGATGGTGAGTTAGTATTTGTTTTTAGTGATGGTAATAAGAAAGTCCGTAAAGGCTCTAAAATGACCATGACTCAATGGGCAGATAAGGAGAACATGAAAAGTTTTTCAGTTGATGAGTGCGAGGAGTTAATTAAATACATTAAGGAAAGAAACTATGAAAATAGCAGTAATACCTGATTGTCAGATTAAGCAAGGCGTACCTACTGAACACTTAACTTGGGCAGGTGAGTATCTTGCAGATAAGAAACCAGACGTGATCGTTAATATTGGTGACTTCTGGGATATGCCCAGTCTGAGTAGCTACGATAAAGGTCGTAAAGACTTTGAAGGTAGACGTTATACTAAAGATGTTCAAGCTGGTAACGCAGCGATGGATTTGCTTCTTGCACCAATAAAGAAAGAGATTAATCGCCAGAAAAGAAACAAAAAGAAAGCATGGAAACCTCGTTTGGTATTTACATTAGGTAATCATGAACATCGTATTGAGCGTGCTGTGGATGCAGACTGTATCTTAGAAGACGTAATTAGCTACAAAGATTTAAACTTAGATGATTGGGAAGTTTACGACTTCTTAGAACCAGTAATTATTGAAGGCGTAGCGTTTGCTCATTACTTTACAAGTGGAGTTATGGGTAGACCAGTAGCAAGTGCTAAGTCGTTACTGTCTAAGCGTATGATGTCATGTATTATGGGACATGTGCAGGATAGAGACATAGCATTTCAGAAGCGTGCTGATGGTGTAAATCTTACTGGTTTGTTTGCTGGCATATTTTATCAGCACGATGAGAAGTATCTAGGCGCACAGAACAATGGTAGTTGGTCTGGTATCTGGATGCTTAACGAAGTAGAGAATGGAGGACTAGATGTCTTACCTGTTAGCCTGTCTTATTTACGACAACGTAAGTAAGATCATGACTTTTTCAGAGTTGTGCGAAAAGCTAGAACAACTAGATGAGGCTACTGTCATGGATCTGCTCGATATAGATATAGCGGAATTAGTTTTGCGTTTTGAAGATCGAGTAGAGCTACATTTAGAAACATTAAAAAGAGAGTTGAGTGATGAATGATGAAGATGAAAATAATATTGGAGATAGTTACAGATTTGAATTAACACCTTTTAGAATTTGTCCTATAGACAATGCGATAATCTTTTTTGGCTATCCTTTGTTTGGTGGTTGGATACCATTTATAGGTTGGGTTACATTTTATAATAAAAACGATGAGCCTCTACAAGTATTCATGGTTGAGTGGTTACTTAAAGGATTGGCATTTGTTAGTAAGAAAGATGAGGATTGGTATGACTAGGTTATTAGAAAAGAAAGAAACATATACAGTGGACTACCCACAAGCAATAGATTTTACTGAGAAGCAGGAGTCTATCTTCTGGACTGCTGGAGAGATTGAGATGGAGAAGGACATTCATGACCTAAAGACTAATCTCACAGAAGCAGAACTACATGGTGTGACTACTGTACTCAAACTGTTTACACTGTATGAGCTGCACGTAGGTAACGAGTATTGGCTGGACTATGTTCGTAAGACTTTTCAACGTCCAGAAGTACAACGTATGGCAGCTACCTTTGGCTTTTTTGAACTAAATGTACACGCTCCTTTCTACGATAAGCTGAATGAAGTAATGGGCTTAAAGACTGATGAGTTCTATGAGTCATACACAAAGGACAAGACACTATCTGATCGTATGGCATGGATTGATAGACAGTTTAAAGTAGACGATCCATTACTTATCACAGCTATGGGTAGTATTACAGAAGGTGCTATCTTGTATTCTAACTTTGCTTTTCTCAAGCACTTTCAAGCAGAAGGCAAAAATAAGCTAATGAACATGACAGCAGGTATAAATTTTAGTGTGCGTGATGAAAATCTACATAGCGAGGCAGGTGCTTGGTTATATAAGAAATTATTAGAGGAAGAAAAGCCAGATCAAGATAGGATGTCTAAAGTAGTCAGCAAGATTAAACGCACATGCAGACAAGTCTTAGAACATGAGTCACGCATCATTGATATGATATTCGAGAAAGGTAACATCAAAGGTATTACTGATGTTCAGATGAAGAACTTTATTCAATCTCGCTTAAATATATGCTTACAACAACTAGACATACCACCAATGTTTGAAGTAGAGTATGATCCAATTAGTCAATGGTTTTATAAAAACATTAACAGTGGCTCATTACATGACTTCTTTGCAAAGCAAGGAAACAACTACACAAGAGATTGGAGTGAAAATAAATTCGCATGGTAAAGCATAAATCAATTTACGAAGAACTTGGAGAGGAGAGAAAACTTCTCCAAGCAGAAGGCAAACTGCCTATGTGGGTAACTACACCTGCATGGCAAATACTCAAGGACAAATACACTACTGATGATTGTCCTGACTTGTACTCAATTTACAAACGCATATCAACCACTGCTGCAAAGCACATGGATGACTCAGAGCATTGGCAAAAGATGTTCTTCAATCTAATGTGGAATGGTTGGTTAGCTCTTTCAACTCCTGTGTTATCTAACATGGGTACTAACAGAGGCTGTCCTGTGTCATGCAGTGGTGGTTATGTAGGAGACTCAATATATGAATTTTTCTCATCACAAACTAGAACTGCTCAACTTTCAAAAAATGGCTTCGGAACTAGCTCTTTCCTTGGAGATATCAGAGAGAGAGGCGCACCCATCAGAGGAGGAGGAAGTGCTAGTGGCGTATTGCCAGTGCTTAGAGATTTTATCCAGCTCAGTCGCGATGTATCACAAGGAAACACTAGACGAGGTGCATGGGCAGGATACCTCCCACTAGAACATGGTGACTTTTGGGAAATTGCAGACTTTATTCTTAACCATCCAGATGACGCAAATATTGGATGGAATGTAAGTAATGACTTCATGTCTCGTCTTGACAATGGAGATGAGGATGCTATTGCTCGTTACCAGAAAGCTATGAAAGTTAAAATGCAAACTGGGAAAGGCTACTTCTTTTTCGTGGATAAAGCTAACGATGCTAATCCACCAATGTATAAAGAGCATGGATTAAAAGTAAGAGCTAGTAACTTGTGTACAGAGATTACTCTACACAGTGATGAGTTTCACACGTTTACTTGTGTGTTATCCAGTATGAACTTATCTAAGTACGATGAATGGGCTGATACTGATGCTGTTCAGACAGCTATAGTTTTCTTAGATTGTGTAGCTCAAGAGTTTATCGAGATAGGCAGAGGCATCAAAGGAATAGAAGATGCTGTAAGATTTACAGAGTCAGGTAGAGCATTAGGTCTAGGCACATTAGGCTTTCATACTTACCTACAGCAGAACATGATTGACATTGAGTCATTTGAAGCACATACGATTAACCAGAATATGTTTAAGGTTATTCAGAAACAGGCTAAAACTGCTAGTCAGTGGTTAGCTAAGGAGAAAGGCGAACCTAAATGGTGCAAAGGACATGGTGTACGCAATACACACCTGTTAGCAGTAGCACCAAATAGCTCATCAGCTCTGGTTTGTGGAAGTGTCTCACAAGGCATTGAGCCTGTGTATAAGAACGTATTTGTTCAAGGTAGTCCTGCTGGTGAGATTAATAGGATAAATCCTGTCCTGATCGATCTGATGAAGTCTAAGGACGTGTATAACGATGAGACTATCAACCAGATTATTAAGGATAATGGATCTGTACAATTAGTAGACTGGCTAACTGATGAGGAGAAGGCTGTATTTAAGACCAGCTTTGAGATTAATCAGGAAGTATTGGTACGTCTAGCTAGTGCAAGACAGAAGTATATCTGTCAGGCACAATCACTAAACTTATTCTTTCCAAGTGACACTCCAGAGGAGGAGATCAGCCGAGTACATAAGCTCGCCTTCAAAGATAAATACATAAAATCATTGTACTATCTGAGAAGCGAGGCAGGTGTAAGAGGCAGCAGTGGTGAATGTATTGCATGTGAAGGTTAAAATAATTTAAAAAAGTTTTAAAAAGTGTTGACATCTCTCTGGGTGTATGTTCTAATAACC